GTCTAATGATTTACGATACTCATCCTCACCAAACATAACAACTGCTCGCTCTGCTTCATTCAAACTCTTGAAGCAATCAAAAGAATTCTTTCTAATGATGTCAGGGATTTCGTGTTTCATTATAGACCTCTCTTCTTCATTTCAGATTCAATGTCAACTAGTTTCTGTTTGCTCTTCAACATCTTACCTTTGAATACCTTACGTTCAAGATACATCTTCTCCATCAGTTCTGGTAGGAAACCTTTCACATCCTTACGATACATGGCACCATTAGCACACACAGCATAGTCTTTATACATCTCAAAGTTAAGTGACTCATCCAAAATCTTATTCACAGTTACTGATGGGTGCCTCTCATCCATCAGTGTCTCTGGTGAGATATTGTATTGCATCATCAGGTGAGGATATAGAGAGTTAAGGTCAAAGGATGCTACCCAGTCATAAACACCAGGTTTTGGTTCCTTTACATAAGCACCAGCAAACTTATCACTCTTCTCACTCTTATCCTTCTGAGGAATAACAATGTTTCTCCTCTTTAAGTAGTTGTAGATAATAGTATCCCACATCCTTACTTGATACATCACATCAACATAGTTGACTTTAGCATCATATGCCATTGTGATTGCTAGTTCAATTAGTTTGAGTTTCTCCTCTAACTTATCTACCAGTTCCACGTCAATGATGTTGTAGTCTACAAACTTCTTCCAGTTGCCTTTATAGAAGTCTTTGAAAGTATCAAACTCACTATGGTCTAGTTTCTTCTGTCCCAGTTCAGTCTCTGCAATAAAATCTAGTCTGTATGACTCACGATTAACATAGGTAAACTTCTTATACAGGTCAAGGTAATCTAGTGTAGTTAGACCAACAATATCAAATACATTGTACATCCTTCCTGTGATGGTAACCTCATCATGATTTACCATTCCCCAAGGTGATAGTTCCTTCACCTTCTTTGGTCCCATAATCCTACCAATCCTTCCACACAGATATGGAATATCATATAGTCTCACATTCCATCCTGTAATCACATCAGGAGTATTGTTGGACCACCAATAAAGAAATGCATTCAACATCTCAACTTCATCACTGAATTGATGATAGGTTACATTATTCTGTGAGGGGACATACTGGTGCCTACCCCAGGTTGTGATTTGCTTTGTACTGTAATCTTGAATAGAGATGGTCAGCATCTCCTCAGAGCAGGACTCAGGGTCAGGAAACCCCTGTTCTGCCTGCACCTCAATATCCATAGTCACCAAGTTGATCTTCTTTATGTCAAACTTGATCTCTTCCTCTGGATACTTATCTGAGATGTATTGATACATATACCTCTCATTTCCATAGATGGGAAACCCTTCTACATCACCATACCTTTTATAAAAATCTCTACAATCCCTGACTGTTCCTGGATGAATAGGCTCTACATTATCACCTTCAAGAGTTTTCCACTTACTCTCCTTCTTTGATTTAACATAGAGAGTTGGTTGGTACTCTTCTCTAGCAGTGAAACTCTTTCCATTCTCAAAACCACGAACCAGGACATTGTTACCAATCACCTGAATATTGGTATAAAACTTCATTTCACCAGTTTCTCGTACTTATCTTTTAGTTTACTATTAGGTTCTGTGATAGTCAAGATCTTATCTGAGTGCATCATAAAGGTGTTCTGAGCAGTCAGATCAATCAACCAAGGAATCAATTCCAAAGTAGATTCATTGATAGTAAAAGGTTCAATCAGTTTACAATCAGGTTCTCCAAGTTCTGTAGAGACTTCTTCAATTTGTGTAAGAATAATCTGGTTGTTTGTTAGGATGAGTAATTTAATATCCTTCATTTGCCCACTCCATAATCAGGTGCTGTCATTTCAAGTTTGCTAATTGTATTATGTAGTTTAGCAATTGCTGCTTTTGCCTCAGGAGTTTCTTCCCAAGTCCATTCTTCCTCACGACCTTTGCTATCTTTCTTTTTACTTTTCTTCTCTGACATACAAACTCCTTATTAACGATATCATAGCATAAAAAAAGAGGGGTGTCTATGGTTTTTGCCATAGAACCCCTGCGGCGACGATATCAACTATTTAGAACCAGTTCTTACGTTGATGATGTTCTGGAACAATCCTCTTCATAGAGATTGTTAGGAGCCCATTCTCAAATTTAACTGATCCAACTTCCGTATCCTCTGCCAGTGTCCAAGCTCTGGTGAAAGATCTTGCAGCCACTCCTCTATGGACATATGTTGGATTCTCTGTGGATTCTTCTCGTTTTCCTTCAACGAAAAGTTTTCCTTCTTCTGTGTAGACATTAACTTCTTCTGGTGTGAATCCTGCCAATGCTAACTCTAGTTGTGATTCTGTGTCACTGACTTGAATGAGGTTGTATGGAGGATAATTTGATGTTTCTTGACCTCTAAGGATTCTATCAATGTAGTCATCCATTCCAATTGTGTTGCGCGTAATCCTGTCCATGAATTTGTCCAGGTCTGCAGCATTGTACTTCATGAGATTGGCCATGTACTTCTCCTTGAATAAGCGAGATTTGATTGTGTGGATCCCGAAGGCATCCACTTATTATTTATACTAGATACAAAAAAAGTGAGTGGGGAAAACTCTACTTTTTCTTCAATTTAAAGACATAAATGTGTTTTCCTGGAGTCTCAAAATATTTAGATCTTTTCTACCTCTACTTTACCTTTCTTGCCAATGTTATACTTCTGTTCCAAAACCCAATCACTCTTATCTCGATAAGGAAGAACTTTGATCTGATTCAAAGGAGCAATGTCAATGATTTCATCTTCCAGAACAACATTGATCAAACCCCAATCAACAAGAAGACGAGTAATACGATTCCTACGCTGAACATCGTTAATAGTAATGTTAGCGTACTTACCATCAAGAGCAAAAAGTTCCTTAAAGTGAACTATGTAATATTTACCCTGCTTATGTAAAATATGGCAAGATTGGTAAAGTTTCTTTTCTTTTCTAGAAGCAACACCAATTCTAGTCAGTGTTTCTCTTACCTTTAAAAAATCATCAGGTTCATTTAGTTTGATCTCAATCATCTTATCTTGAGACCAACTAACCTGTGGTTCAGGAGTTTGTGTCATTTTGTACCACCAGTGTCAAGTCTTTGTTTAATGAATTCGATTTGTTCATGTGATAAAATTTTCAGTGCTTGAGATGCTTTTTCATTACTATAACCATAGTATTGTTTTACGCAATCTAAGTCAGTGACCTTATCTTTGCGAATCCAAGGAGAGAATCTCTTCCTTTTCCTCAGAATATTTATATAAAATTCATATTGCATATCTTTGTCTAAAAAGTGATACTTATTCATCTCACTTGCAAAAAGAATGCAATCAAGATGACCAGACATACATCTATTAACAATAAAAGAAGGATACTCCTTTGCTAAATGTGGTTCATCTTTAATCAGATTAACTTTATTGAAGTTAATTGAGTTCAACCAGTCTTTCAGTTCCATATTAAAATACAGCAGTTACACCAACAATAGTAGCATCAGGATTGCGAGCCAGAGCAACCTTCTTAGCATCCTGATAATCTCTAGCAATCACTTCTTCTTTGAAGACTGTTCCTGCTTTAAACAATGTCACTTGACACTTCATAATTAAAAAGTAGTAGTTCTTTTCTGCTCTTCTGTTCTCTCATATACTCCCCAACAGAACGCATAGTATATGTATGATCAAACTCTGCTGTATTCCAATCAATGAATCTATCCTTAACAAGTTGATCTGAATTGTAACTAATAAGTTGATTCAGATTAGTTTCATTACAAGTCTTAGCAAAAAGATCATGATCAAATCCTCTATGCATACTGCCCTTCTTCCCATAGATATTATCCTTGATATCATAGGGTGGGTCAAGATATACAAATGCTTTCCTTTCAGACTGCTCATCTAAAAGTTGTTCATAACTAAGATTAGTAATCTTCCAGTTCTTGATAAGTTCTGAATACCCAGGAAGTTTTTCAATTCCTCTGATAGAAAAGTTACCTTCTGATGCTGCTTTAGAGAATGAAGAACTCTCAGTAAGACCTGAGAAAGAGCACTTGTTTACAACATAGAATGAAATTGCTCTCCAGAAGTCATCATCACCATCACCTGATAGATACTCTTTTGCTGAAAGGAATAAACCTTTTGCTGAATCAGGGTTGCAGTTCTTATACTTCAATTCAAGAAGTTTTTCCCTCATAACAACTCCATCATTCTGAAGTTGCTTCCAGAAATTGACTAGAGGAGTGTATAGATCATTTACCCAAATACTAACAGTAGGATACTTCTTAGTTACATATAAAGAGACACTCCCACCACCAATGAATGGTTCCCTGAACTCACTATATTCGCGAAGATCAGGAATGTATGGATTAATTTTTTTACATGCACGTGACTTACCCCCTGGGTATCTCAAAGGCGTCTTATGAGATTTCATCATAGGATGAGTTTCTTGCCAGTAGTTTGAATTGGAGAGAA